ATCATTTGGGAATTGGCCATCACCACCGGACTGTCACGATCAGAGTTTCAAACCGCTGAGGACATTTTAACTGTTTTTGAGATTCTAAGGACGAGAGATGGCAACTGAGACAATCGCTTACGACAAGAGCGATTTGCGCGGCATTTTGCAAGCTTTCAAAGCTATGGATGATCAAGCTGTATCTGAGGCCAAAGCTGTTTCAAATGGCTTGGCCACTTATGTGCAATCCAAAATCAAAAACGCAGCGGGTAACCGGCCAAATAAAGCGGCCAGCCGTGTAGCTGATGGATCACGAGTTAGCAAGTCATCAAAGATTGGTGAATTGTCATTTGGCTTTGTATCTCAAAAATTCAGCGGTGGAGCGACAACGCAACAACTTTGGGGCGGTTATGAATTTGGATCAAATAAATTCAAACAATTTCCGGTGTGGTCAGGCCGTGAAGGCCGCGGATCGCGAGGATACTTTATCTATCCAACATTGAGAGCTGAACAACCTCACATCATTGCCGAGTGGGAAAATGCTTTCACAAAGATTTTGAAGGAGTGGTGATGGCCGGTCAATCAAGAACGCTCAAGCTTTCGATTCTGGCCGATGTCGATCAGCTCAAAAAAAGTCTTAACACCGGATCAACTGAGGTGCAAGGTTTTGGAAACAAACTAGGCGATTTCAGCAAAAAAGCTGGATTGGCTTTTGCCGCAGCTGGTGCCGCAGCCGCCGCTTATGCTGGCAAATTGTTGATCGATGGTGTCAAATCTGCCATTGCGGATGAAGCCGCACAAGCTAAATTGGCAACCACATTGGAAAATGTCACAGGTGCCACGCGAGACCAGATTTCAGCCGTTGAGGATTACATAACAAAAACAGCTTTAGCCAATGGCGTGACCGATGACCAATTGAGGCCATCGCTTGATCGGTTGATCAGATCGACCAAAGATGCCACCAAAGCTCAAGAATTACAGGCATTGGCATTAAACATTGCAGCTGGTACAGGTAAAGACCTCTCAGCCGTTTCTGAGGCTTTGGGTAAGGCTTACGATGGCAATTTAGGAGCTTTGAAAAGGCTTGGCGTTGGCATCGATGATTCAATTATCAAATCAAAGAATTTTGATGCCGCCGCTGCGGCCTTATCAAAGACCTTTGAAGGTCAGGCATCAAAGCAAGCTGAAACATTTGAAGGCAAAATGGCAAGGCTTTCAATTGCATTTGATGAAGCAAAAGAAACTGTCGGATCTTATGTGCTTGATGCACTTACGCCATTGGTCAGCGGGATTGTCAGCAAAGGCATCCCAGCAATAACAGATTTTGCAAAGAATTTGGGAGAAACATTGGGGCCAGCATTTGGCAACATTGTCAAGGTGGTACGCGATGATCTTTTGCCAATTCTTGTTTCATGGTGGAAATTCTTATACAACGAAGTAATCCCGGCAATTTTGTCTGTTGTCCGACCTGTAATTGAAGGCTTGACAGCCGCTTTTAATACTGTTAAAAAAGCATTGCAAGACAATTCGACAGAGCTTGAGCCTTTTTATGATTTCCTCAAACTCATTTGGAAATTCATCAAAGACAATTTGGCACCATTGCTTGGCGGTGCTTTCAAAACAGCACTCGAAGTCATTGGCGAAATTGTTGGTGGCCTTGTTACAGGCTTTTCAAAGCTTGTTGGATTTATCAATAGCACCATCACAGCCATAACAAAATTTGTCAATTTTGTGAAGGATAATCCCGTAACACGGCTTTTCTTTGGTGATTCAGGCGATAAATCACTCAAAGCTGGAGTCGGATTTGACACCGGATCAAGTGGCGGAGGCTTTGGAGGTGGTGGCACAACCACATCAACAGGTGGTGGCACAACCACATTTTTGGGTGGAAATGATCCGCGCACATTTACAGGTGCACCGCTCGAAGCATTTTCGCCGGGTATGCAAGCTGCAATTTTGCGCAAAAATGAGGAAGTTGCAGAAACAGCACGCTTGAGAGCAGCGAGAGAAGCTGCCGCTGCCGCTCGATTAGCTGCAACCGGTGGCCTTTCAACGGCCGAACGCATCACCATCAATGTAAGCGGTGCAATCGATCCGGAAGGCACAGCACGCACAATTGTGGACACGCTCAATAATTCTTACTATCGCGGCACAGGCGGTGCTGGAGCATTGGTCGCGATCTGATGACTCTTTTCAATCCAATTTGGCGTGTGACTATCGGCGGTGTGCAATACCAAACAGCCATTTTGGCCAATCTTACAATCACCAGTGGTCGCACAAACATTTATGAGCAAGCACAAGCCGGATACACAAACCTCGAAATCATCAACCTTGATCAATCAAATGTCACGATTCAAATCAATGATGGAGTGGCAATTGAATTGCAAGATTCCACAGGCACATTTGTGCCAATTTTTGGTGGGTCAGTTGTTGAGGTGGGCATTGCCGTTGCTGAAGTTGGTTCAGTTGATTACGCACAGCGCATAAGCATCATTGCATTAGGCGCGTTGGCAAGATTGCCAAAAGCATTAACAAATGGTGTTTTATCTAAAGAATTTGATGGGGATCAGATTTATGATGTTTTGAAAGATGTTTTGTTTCAGACATGGGAGGAAGTACCTCAAGCCTTAACATGGGCAACTTATGATCCAACAACTCAATGGCAAGACGCAGAAAATTCAGGCTTGGGTGAAATTGATCGACCAGGCAATTACGAGCTAGCAGCTAGATCATCAAATCGGACGGATGTTTATTCGCTTGTTTCAGCCTTGGCCACATCTGGATTGGGATACATTTTTGAGGATGCTCAAGGCCGAATCGGGTATGCCGACAGCACCCATAGAGTGAATTATTTGACGGCCAATGGTTATGTGAACCTCACGGCCAACCACGCTTTGGCATCGGGCTTGAGTATTCAGCAACGCGCTGGTGATGTTCGCAATTCCATAACCTTGAAATACAATGCCACATCATCATCAGAAAAATCCGCATCAGATGATGCATCGATTGCCTTGTATGGTCAATTGGCTCAAATTATCACCACCACATTGCACAATGGCAGCGATGCTCAGGATCAGGCAGATTTTTATTTAACCTTAAGAGCCAATCCTCAATTTAATTTTAATAACATCACATACGAGCTGACGAATCCGGAGCTTGATGATTCTGATCGGGATTCTCTGATCGGCGTTTTTATGGGTATGCCGTTACTGATCACGGATTTGCCGCTTAACATGAATTCTGGAAATTTCACGGGTTTTGTTGAAGGCTGGACATTTTCTGCCAGATACAATCAGATCAGCATTTCAATGCTTTTGTCACCATTGGCCTATTCATTGCAAGCCATGCGATGGAACGATGTGGCAATTGGAGAAGCTTGGAACACAATCAATCCAACATTGGATTGGATTAATGCCACGATTGTGGCGTAAGGAGATAACTCATGAGCAATCCGACCAGTAATTATTCTTTCCAAATGCCGACAAACACGGATTTGGTGTATCAGCTCCCGGCTGATTTTGAGGTATTTGGCCAAGCGGTCGATACTCAAATGAAAACAAATGCTGATGCCGCAACTCAAAAAGCCACACTTACAACAAAAGGTGACATTTACGCAGCAACAGCTGCATCAACACCGGCCAGATTAGGTGTGGGAACAAATGGGCAAGTTTTAACAGCAGATTCATCAGCTGCAACAGGCTTAAAATGGGAGTCTCCAGCCGGTGGCGGCAAGGTTTTGCAAGTTGTTTATGGAAGCACTACTACTTATACATCGACTACTTCAACAACTTTTGTTGATACTAATTTATCAGCGACAATTACACCAACATCTGCCACAAGTAAAGTTTTAGTTTTAGTTACGCAACAAAGTTGCGGTCGCGAGACTGGAACAGCAGGTGAACAAATGCGGATTAAGTTATTAAGAGGCTCAACGGACATTTTATTAATTTCAGACATTTTTGCTTATAACGCAGGTCTAACCTTTCCTAATACTGGCAATACTATGTCTAGCAATTATTTAGACTCGCCGGCGACAACTTCGGCAACTACTTACAAGACTCAATTTCGTTCTGCTGGCGGTAGTGCGGTAGTGTGTCAGAATTTTTATGCTGCGCAAAGCAATAATACTTCAACAATAGTTCTTCTAGAAATAGGTGCATAATGAATCCAAAAGAAATAACTCGTGCAATCACTTTCATTCGACCAGGTGCAGAGTTTGTTCTTAATGGCGATGAATTAACATGGCTGGATAAAAAACAAATTGAGCCTACGATTGAGGAAATTGAAGCTGGTCTGGTTGCCTACAATGCGGCTCAAGCTGCAAAGCAATCAGATGCTCAAGATGCAAAGCAATCGGCAGAAGCTAAACTCGCCGCGCTTGGCCTAACCGCTGACGATTTGAAGGCACTCGGATTGTGACATTTCCACAAGGCACATTGCCGCGTTTGATTCAGGTTGCGCTGGCCGAAGTTGGCACAGCTGAAACCGGCAACAATGAGACAAAGTACGGCAAATTTATGAAGGCTGATAAATTGCCATGGTGCGGATCATTTCTCAATTGGTGTGCCGATCAAGCCGGTGTAAAGGTGCCAAATGTTGTGAGCACGCGAGCTGGAGCCGAGGCTTTTAAGAAAGCCAAACAATGGCACACCACACCAAAGATTGGTGATTTTGTTTTCTTTGATTTCATCATCGATGACAAAACCACAATCAATCACATTGGCTTG